GCCTGTTCGAGGTCGAGGTTGGCGAATTTCATTCCGGGGTCGGCGACGAAAACTCTACGTAAGTCTCTTGCAACGTTCTGGAGATTTGTTCCGGTGCCATAATCACTAGCAGAGGATGCGAACCTACCTGTATTGGTGCCAGCGATATTAAAATTGGTTCGCATACGGCCATCTGGATCGATACCAGTTTCAAGAAATCCGAGCGCCTTTCCAATGTCGCGAAGTAGAAGTAGGTGGTTGACAAGGGGCTCTGCGAGAAAGTGGATCCCAAGGTTCTCAAGAGCCTCTCTACCTGTAGTTCGTGCAAAGACTCCATTAGTATTCCTCTTCTTTTGCTCCGGCAACCCCATCACGTCGTAAAGCAACTCACCGAGCTGCTTGGGGCTGCGCCAATTAAGTTCAGTTCCGATACCGTCGCGGACGATGCAATTCAATTGTTCCTCAAGCTGCGCAAGCTGCCCGCGGAACTTATTCATAATCTTCGACTTGGTATTCTGGTTGACGAGAATGCCGCGCATCGACATTTCCAGCACGGGCGCTTGAAGTGCTTTGGAAAACTCATATGTCGGGCGGGTGACTTCGTCGAGCTGGGGGAGAAGGGCCTGAAGAATTTCTTCAGTTACCATACAGTCGATCGAATTATAGACCCAATAACTTTCGTCGGGAGACATTTGTTTTAATCGTTCCGGTGTTAATGTACTAGTGTCGATTATACGCATTCTTAGCCTCCTCCGCCGTAGCAAAATACCCCAAATGTTTTCCCTGTTTAGTCACTTTGTACTGCCCATTAGGAGCTATAGAAGCCCCTTTAACTCCACTAGTATTTGTTACCCAAATAGTAGAGTTCAATCCGTTTAAGCTATGATTAGATAGTTGTAAATTATCTATTCTATTGTCCCACTCTTTTTTATTCTTATGATCTATAAGTTCTGTTGGCCATTCCCCATAAAACAAAAACCAAACTACTTGATGTGCATAACACTTCTCATAATCTAGGCTAAGTTTTATATAACCTTTCGTGTCTTTACAGCCTATCGGAGTTCCAACTCTTCTTCCAGGGGCCGGAATTATCCAATAAAGATGACCAGTTTCAAAATCTGCTCGAACATTTTTTCGGATCCACTCGAGCCACGAGGCTCTAATAGTTCTATAAGGGCTAACCATTTAACGTCTCCTTATCCTTGCCAAGGGTAAATACTCCCATGTACCATTCGCAGACGAAAGCCGCAATCGAGGGCGAACTTGGCTTCGGCGGTCACGCCAACTGAGTCTTCCCAACCGGGAATATCGAGAATCCAGAACTCATCTGCCCGTCGAATCATATCGAAGTTTATTTTCTGCCACGTTGCGAAGTCGCCCGGGATATTGTGACGGAGGCTAAGCTCGTGGTAGTGGACGACGGGGGAGTAGATATGCTCAGGGAAATTCTTGGCAACGAACTCCTCGGCAAGCAAGAACCGGGTCTTGCGGATAAGAGGGTCGGAATGGGAGTAGGGGCTGGCCAGGTAGATCATTTGTTTTTCCCTCTACGAAACTGATCTGGATTTTCTTTCACCGCCTCAGAGAATTTACCGGCTGCTTCGGCTGTTTCAAATGTCCATGTTCTAATAGTCGCCGCTCGGTTCACAAAGGATTTATGGTATCCATAGTCTTCAATCGGGACAAGATCGGGAGCTATTGTGGTATCTGTTAGAACGGTTCTGCTCATGTCAATCCTCCTTCTTCAACGTTTCCACTCTTGACATAAACTTCCAACTTGCCTCCTCGGTGTAGATGGTAGCGAGGAAGCCAAGGCCCTTTTCCATCTCGGGTTGAAGGGCGTGATGCAACAACATGGTGTCTTCGGCGGGGCGACAAGCTATTCCGTAGGTTCTCCAGAGTCGGTGCATGTCGTAGGCTCCGTTTTGAAAGACGCTGGGCTTGGTTTCGCACCAGCGCTTGACCACAGTCCACGCAGCCAGCTCTTCCTTCTTGGTAGCCCAATAGTTGTGGTCGGGTGCCGTATAAGAAAAGAAAGGAATGACAATTGCCACGGAAGTAGAGGGAGCAAAGCCGATGCAGGTAACTTGGTCTCCCTTGGTTTCAATGTCGATGGAGAGTCTCGAAGCAGGTAAGATATGAAGAGACTCAAATCGGAGGATATCGGCGAGGGTTGGCTCGATCCAGACTTCTCGCCGGGGCCGGATGACTTCGGGAAATGAGGCATTGCGGGCTGCCTTGTCAAGGTCGCTGAAGACGATGGGGCGAAGAGTCCACTCGCGAAGCACGGCCGCGGGGTGGTAAGTCGGCAACACTTTGTACTGTCGTGCTAGCGGTACGTTGACACTCTTCCCGCAATCCGCATGCGTATGAGTGAAGGCCCCGCGCACCGAACGAATACCAGCGCTATGGCAGAGTGCCCACGTCGCTGTCGCTCCCAGCGCGATGATAATGTTTGGATTGACCTGGTTGATCTCGCGATAAAGGCGTTGAAGCTCAGAAGTGTATTTCGCATTTGCGTACTTCCCTTTTACGAGGGCGGGTAGGCCGGGGATGGCCTCGGCCTTGGGACCGCAGAGGTTCGAGATATCGTTGGTCGGGCGGGGGCGGAGGTTGAAGACGTTAGTGATATGACACTCGTTACGGTTGATGCCGACAGAGGCGAGTGCATCGTTCAGAAACCACCCTGAGGCGCCCACGAATGGACGCCCCTCTCTTTCTTCTTGCTCGCCGTAGGCTTCACCCACTAGCATTATTTGAGTCATCTACTTCTTCCCAAGCATCGTCATTTTCAGCTAGGTTCTCGGGGTTGCCTTCGTCCGTACAATACCCACACGGAGGGTTAAGATGGCAAGAGCAGCCGTAGTCTCTATAACGATGATGGAACTCGGCTTGTGCTTCTTCAGCCCAATCTTTAAGGCGTCTCATACGTCCGCCCTCGCGATCTTGGCATAGCCCGCAACGTCATCCCAGTGGTCTTGGAACCCGCTTTCCCCCGCAACAATCCGCCCGATTTTGTGGAGGATCATGTCGAGGGACTCCTTCTGTGTATCGGTGAGTCGGGGCTGTCCGCGGCGAGTACGCTTCACCTGTTCGACGAGGATCACGTCTTTTAGACGCTGAGTGATACGGGCGTGGTCGGCGAAGTCTCCGTGGGTCTTACCGCGCTCGGCAACCAGCTCTTCGGTCGACTGCCAAGGCCGGCGCTCGGCGGCGGGAAGTTCCTCCTCGGGGCTAAGGTCGAGGGTGAATTTGTTGTTCCCCTCGAAGGGGTTCTCGCCGTCATCGACATTGTGGAGGGCTTCGGAAAGGGTGTTCATGATGTGCTCCGATATGGCTTGTTTCGTGGTGAAAAGGTATGGCGCTTAGCTGCGCTGCATGCGTGACTCGATTACAATAGCTGTGTCGGAAAGCTCCCTTAGAGAAGTTGCGATTGAGCTGATGTCGTTAAGAAAACCCTCAAGAAGGGTCAAGGCCGCGTTGGCAGCAACGACTCGATCCGTCTCCGAATTGGTAAACATTGTTTCGCGAAGACGAGATACACACTCGTTAAGTTCAATAGCATTCATTCCTCTTCTCCATCAAAATATGCAGCGACGCTGCGATTGTAGAACTCTTCGTTCTTCTCAATCCCCAGCACTGTGCTAGCGCCAAGGGACTGTGCGGCCTTAACCGCGTTGGCCGAGCCGCAGGTGGGATCGAGCATGAACGTGTACTCGTCGACGATCATCTTCATGAAATGCTGAAGCATCGCCAAGGGCTTCTCGTTCATGTGGATTTCTTTATCTCTTCCGGGGTGTGCAAAGAGATTAGAGACTGCGCCGCGAGGTGTAAGCTTTCGATCGCCTCTCGAACAGAAGAACGCCGTTTCGTATACTCGACGAGGTCCTCGCTGAGCATCAGGAATGACTCCGGTATTGTCAGACTTAAACCAGATGAGTGGGAAAGGGTTAACCTTCCATCCCATAGCACCGAGCCGTTCTGCTGTGTCATGATAGTAATCCATCGAGAACCAGAACATTAGGTGGGCTGACTCAGCCACCAGTGAATCCATGTTGCGGCCGAAGCAATCAAGCAGCCTCCAATAAACATCTTCTGAGTCATGGTAGCTACCGAACTCTTGGTTCGCCCCCTGACCTGACTTGTGCATGTTGACCCCGTAGGGGAAATCGCAGTGGAGGAAGTTGAAGGGCCGGCCGGTGTATGCGTCAGCCCACTCGATGAAGTCGGTGTTGATGAGGGGGACACTGCGCTCCTCCGTAGTTACCGGCCCGGCGAAGTCGTCCAGCATGGATGACGTGTCACCGAGGACAGCGGCTTGTCGGCGGGACTGTTCCCGCGTGGTAATGTTGATCGCGGTGGAAAGCTTGTCCGCGTTCTTAACCAAGTCATTGCCGCGGGAAATTTCCTTGGCCACTGCAATTTTCTTTGAAACATTTGGGAGGGACTGGCCCAATTCCTGGGCGGTCTCTTCCAACGTTTGCTCGGGATTTTGTTGCTTACGCATCTGGTGGAACTTGGCCACCGCGGCGGCCTCGTCCTGCCACGAGATGTTCTGACGCTTGATATTCTCTTCAAGCTCAATGATGCCAAGTTCTAGTTCGGACAGGTCGGTCGTGAATTGAGCGGGGATGGCGGTCCAGCCGAGACTGCTGGCTGCGGTAAAACGCCGTTCACCAGCAACGAGTACGTACTCGGGAGTGACGACAATAGGGTGTATAAGCCCAATGCGATTAAGGGAGTCCGCCAGTTCATCAATGTTTGTAAGCTCACGACGTTGACGCTCCGCTCTGTTGACGACGATCTGGTCGATGGGGATGGATCGGAAGTTACCGCTCGTCATCACTTCACCGTCACAACTACGTGGTCTTCAAAGATAGTCCCGAGTATGAAGTTTACTTCGTGAACTACATAGGTATCGGTTCCGATCGTCACTAGTTCTGAGCAACGGGGAATTACATCGAGATTTCTCTCGTAAATTTCCGTATGGTTTCCCGGCTCACGGTAAACAAATTTAACTCTCATTGCTTTATCTCCTTGAGCATAGCCTCCGGCACGGGCAACAGTCCGAACTCTCCCATCATCCCACGGTGGACCTTGCAGATCTCGATGGCCTCGGAATAGGGGACGAGCCGAGCGCTGCCGCGGTCGTTGGTGTAGGCGCCGGAGTAGTTCATCCAGGCGTTGGCACGAGTGCTCCAAAGATAATACTTGGTATCAGCCTTCGAGATTGGAAGTACATTTGCTGTTAATGTAACAGTATCTGTCATCGGTTCCTCCTAGCAGCAAAGGGGGCCGAAGCCCCCGATGCCACCAACGTTGTTGTTACGAGACTGGGGCGGTCTTGGAGATGTTCGCGTTGAACTCGCCGGGGTTCCGTTTGTCCTCGTCCCAGCGAAGGGTGCCGATGAACTGCGCCCCCATCGAAGCATTCATCGCCTCGTTGAGTGCCATCGACTCGTCGGCCACGCCGAGGTGCTTTTCGAGGAAGGTGCGGAGGCGGAAGAGGGTTCGGTTGAAATTTACCTCGTCGTTCTTGTCGAGCATGAACGAAACGCGGTTCGTGATCCCTTCGACCTTGCCGTTGTAGTCGCTCATGTCTACGTTGTCGAGAGCTTCAACGGCACGGACCTGGAACTCCACGGCGTCCCACGCACCCTTGTCGGAGGAGACTTCGCGAACTTCCGGGATCTTGAGAACCTGCCAGCGGTAGTCGCCGACCGGCGGAAGCGGGGGCTTCTCTACCTCAGAAATCTTCTTGTTAGCGATTGATTTGAAATCCAAAGCCATGATAGGTTCCTTTACAGTGATAGCTTTTGGTTGCAGTGATACCCGTCACAGTGGGTTAAGCTGTCTTCAGCTTCGCAAAGAGATCGGCCAAGCCGGTTTCCAAGGGAAGCTTCTGAGGGAGGTCAAGCGGGGGAGCTTTAAGATCGACCAGCCCGGTCGGCATGGTGCGAAGCTCCCGCTTGAGATTATTGCCAGTGCCAGTTACTTCGGCCTGGATCATGGTCGAGAAGTACCGGGGGACGACGGTGTTGAGGGCTTGGCCGATCGAGTTGGCGTAGCCCTTCTGTGAACCGGTGTCCGACTCGGCGTACTTGATGTGAGTGATGATGATCACGTTGGTCTTGAAGAGGTCCGAGGTGAGCATGGCAATCATGTCCTCGACACCCTTCTGTGCCGCGCCGTACCACTGCCGCGGGTCTTTTACAGTGGGATTCATGCCCTTGGCCCACTCAAACGCAGCGCGGCCGACCGCGGACAAACTATCCACAACTACGATAGTATTGGTGTCATCGATGGCGGACCACTCGGTCAACTTGCCTAACAAGTTGGTGAATGCCTTGGGCGCGCCGCGAAGGATGAGACCGGCCGGGGTGGCCTTGTACTCGTCCGTGTATGTTTCGTACTCGAAGTTCGAAAGTTTCTCGGGGCAGCGCTTCTTTGCGTGCAGCACCATGTTCAAGAGGTTCTTGTCCATGTCGAGCATCTTGATGTGGTAGCCGGCCTCGAGCAGGGAGACGAGAGCAGAGGTCTTGCCCGATCCCGAGTCGCCGAGGAGGAGCATCTTGACGAGGGCGGAGGAAAGGAATTGATCGGCTGTGGGCATGTTACCATTTCCTCGGAAGATCTTGTGGCATGTCGGCAAAGGGGCGAGTTTCGTATTCGCCGGATTTTTTGGGGGAAGCCTCAACCACCCCCGTATTCTCCCGGAGCCGCTGAACTACTCTATGGGCAGCAGATAGTCCATGACGCATATCGGTTTGAATACCGGAGAGTCTATGAACTATACCGGAAGGAGCAGGTTCCGACGGATACGCCTCAGCAGGTTCTAATTGCGGGCCGAACAACTCTTGCTCAATTTCAAAGAGAAAAGAGACAAGCTGTTCAAGGGCTTTGAGATTTTCGAGTTCGTTGTTAATGAGATGGTCCATGTTTCACCTAATATCCAGAGGGTCAAGCCGAGTGCCTTTTACAAAGTCAGCTTTTAAGAACTGCTCTCTTACTTCCGGCGAACGAGAGCATGCTCCACGATAGGGGCAGCCGCCGTAATTTCCACAACTAGTGGTATTGCGGGGGAAGTAATTTTCTCGAGTAGCTCGGCGGGCAGTTTCAATTGTATAGAGAGTATCGTCATACCACTCGTTGAGTTCAGAATCAGTTCTAAAGGTGAACCCTCTCTCAAATCGAGTAAAACCGACAGCGATCTGAGCGGCATCGATGATCACTCCCTTCACGGGTATGTTGAACAAGGCCTTGCCCATGAATGTGTACATGGACATCTGGATGTCGGGTTTGTAGCCCTCGAAATACCGCGGCGTGATTGTGGAGCCAGTCGTTTTCTGGTCGCGAATGTAGGGATGGCCGGCATAGTCGACGACTGAGTCGAGGTGGCAGGTGAAGAGGATGCCATTGTCGACCTCGAAGACTCCGGTGTGTTCGACCAGAGGTGCGCCGGAAGCGTCTTTAAGAACGGTCATGGGCTCGTCGTGGTACTGGTCTACGTACCAAACGATGGAACGGATGAGGTTCTCGCGGGTCTTGGTGTTGTGGTCAAACTCTTGGGGCTTGCCGGGGACTACGCCGTCGTTGCAATTCAAGCATGACATTGGGTAGGGTTCGGCGGAAGACTCAACCAGCCCGGTGCCATCACAACGGAGACATTTATGCTCTGGCACCCACGAGTTAATCAGCGCTTCATGCACCACCTCGTGCAAAGCTTCTTGCCAAGTCTTACCCTCGGCGACCTTCTTGTGGTAGTGCTCGAGCGCGGTGGCGTAGTGCCCACCGAAGATAAGGTGAACGCTGGGTCGGGGGTTGTTCCATCCATCGAGGATGGAAAGCTTGTATTTGTAAAGGCACTCGGTCGCCAAAGAAATTGACGAGGAGTTCCACGCAAATTGGAGGCCGTCCTTGAAGGACTTGCCCTGCTTTAGTTCGATCATAGCGGGGGGCTCCTAAAGGTCGATGTCGAGGTTGAGCTTGTTGCCAAGTGCCTCGACCTCTTTTTGCTTCGCGGTCAGGGGCTTGGTTGAGCCGGCGCGCTTGTTGCCAAGCTCGAATTGCTTGCGGGACTCGCGGAAGCGGGCGACGATCACTTCGATGTCCTGCTTGGAGTAGGATAGGGGATCGCGGCGGAAGAGCTCGCTCATGTCGATGACGGTGCCCTGAAGAGCGGGGGTTGTGAGATCGGTCACTTGTTTTCCTCCACCAAAATTTCAGAAGAATCTGAAAGCCATATCTTTGCTGATATTTCTTCGGGAAGTTCAACCACGGCCATTACTTCACGAGTGGTTTGAGCCATTGCAGCGACAGCGTCTCGATGGGACTCAAACACCCCGCGCTTGAGAATGACTGCTCCGTCCTCGTCGAGGATGAAAAGGAGATACTGTTTCAAAGGTCAATCCCCCCAATCTCAAGCACCGGCTCTTTTCGCTCGAACCTATCCACGGTCGTGGAGATAAGACGCCTGATGATAATCGCCGAGGGTACGTTGGGGTAGATTTCGCGAAGCTTTTCCACGTCGCCCCGGCGTAGGTGGAACGTGTGCTTCTGCAGGTCTTCACTCAGTTTCGGCACTTGTGCCTCCTTTGCTTAACAACCACAGGCGGGTTGCGACGAGTGGGTCGAGGACGATTGAGATCGACTCGAACATGAGCAAGTTTTGAGCGCGGGCAGTGTAGAATTTCTGCCGCGCCCGCTCGCGCTCGCCAGCGAGAACCTCGACCTTAACCCCAAGCGGGGAGGCCAAGGCCTCGTGGAGCATCAGCTCATACTTGCTCAATGATGACATAGGGCTTGATGGTGGAAAGGAATGAATGGATGAAGCAGCGGAACTGCATGCCCTCGTCCATGAGGGGGGCGATCTCTTCCGCGGTTTCCTTGGCTACGAAGCCGAGGTGCAAGCCGTCATGGTACAGGGCCACGGCATTGGCGTCGTAGGCGTTTTCGGCATCGCGGACTACGTCGAGTTCGTCCCCCGCGCCGAGTGTCTTGAGGTGTTCTTTACACTCGGCGGGGCGGAACTGTGCGCCGCGCATTTCACATTCGAATTTCATGGGCGTAGCCCTCCTGGCTAGGGATGAGTGAAATGGCCCCGGAATTTGGCGGAACTCCGGGGCCTAACTTCGCAGGGGAACAAGGGGCGAAACCTGCGAAGGAAACTTCACCCCCTCGGCAACGTGGAGCGAAGCGAGGGGGCTCAGGCAACCCCAGCCAACCAGAAAGGGGTTGCAGTCTCGACGGAACTGGGAGGATTAGTCGTCGAGGTTGATGGCCGCGGCCAGGGCGTCGGCCTGCTTCTTCTTCGCGGCAACAGCCTTCTTCGCTGCGTCGAGGACGGCCGGGTTGGTAGCGACCTCTTCGATCTTGGCGTTGAGCTTTTCCTTCCAGGTGTCCTCGGTGTCGCCCTCGGGGATATCCGACAGCTTCCGGCCCTTCTTCGCGAGGTGCGCCTTGACCTGCTCGCGGGCGATCTTGAGGGCTTCGCGCTCGACCGGGTCCACGACACGACGCTCGCCGCCGCCACCCATGGAGAAGGTGTATTCGCGGTCGTAGTCGGCGACGAGGCCCTCGGCCAAGGCGGTGTCGCCCTTCTCGAGCAGTTCCTTGATCTGTTCGCGGAGGTTGTTGCCGATGTTCTCGGCGCGGACCTGGTTGAGGACTTTGGCTTCAACCTCGGTCAGGGCGTGACCGGCGGAATAGGGGAGGGAGACCTGGAATGTGTGGCCGTGGATGATCTTGGCTTTCATGAACTTCGTTCCTTTCGGATGGGGTGTGTTGATAACGCCGTTACACTATGCGATTTGGCGTGGGGTGTCAATATGTATCATCGCCATACCACGAAATTTTTTATGGTATGGCCCGTTTCATGGTGAATAAAGCCATATCATTGGCTCCGTAATTTGAAATTGCACAGCACGTCGTTGTATTTGTCCACTACATTCGCCGAGGGTTTTACGACGATTGCGTTTTTGGTGTAGTGGATAAGTTCAGTGTGGAGTTGAGTGAGCCAGCGATTGAGATCCGCCTCATTGGCGAACTCGATAGTTACCAAGGGGGCGACCTTCAAGCCGATCTGGTCGAAGGCGTTGGCGAGGGTGTCGATTGAGACGATGCAGACGGGGTTCATATTAAATCCTCCATTCCTCGAGATAGACGTTGATGCTGTTCATAAACAGTGTACCAAATGGTGGGGTCATCCTCTTTACTGTTTAAGAACTCAGCTACCTGTTCGGCCATAAGTTTTGATTTGAAGCTCTCACAAATTAATATGTCTGCGACGGACTCCCTTGCGTAGTTGTCTACAGCGACGATTTTCCATTCTTCAGTTGACATTCTCAGCCATCCCTTCGAAATCTATATAAACCAAAGTTTCTTTGGCTCTGGTTTGAGCGACGTAACGGAGATTTCGATCTTGTCCTTCTTTCTTTATGAGTTCCCTTTCGAGGATGAACACATCGTTAAATTCCAAACCCTTACTCTTATGAATTGTCATTAGGAGTGTGGGTGATTGGGCATTGAAGATGTGCTCGGCGAAGGCCATGGCCTCACCCAGGGTCGTGCCCTCGCGGGCGAACACCTTCATGCACTCGTAGCGATCCCGCAGGGGACCGGGGTCTTTGGACTTTTCGAGCTTCGCGGCAAGATCTTGGTCGAGCTTGGAAAGGACTGCATCGCGGGGCATAGTGGCGGGGCCAAGCTTTTTCATGGTCTTTAAGAGGTTCTTGGTTAACTCGGTTCCGACGATTTGGGCGTAGCGGCCCGATTTGAGCATCCGCATGGCGAGGGAGAAGAGCGGGGCGTTGTTGCGGCAGACGATCGCCGCGTCAACGGGGATCTCGTCGATAGTCCAGTCGTGCCACTCAGAGACGGAGCCCTGCTTCGCCCACTCGGGGTACTTCATGTGCGGGGCGCGCCAACGAGCGTGTTCGACCACGGCAATTGGGCAACGGAAGCTCACCGAAAGAATAAGCTTCTTCATGGAGAACTCTTCTTCGAGCCGGCGCATTGATTTTGAGTCTGCCCCGCGGAAGCCATAAATGGCCTGGCATTCGTCGCCCACCGCGATCAACCTTCTTGTACCAACTAATTTTTTGAGCATGGCGTGGTTCAGGGGACTAAGGTCCTGGGCCTCGTCGATGAGGGTGAGCGCCGGACGTGGGAATGGGGCGGCAAAGAGAGTGGGGAGAAGAAGCTGGTCGTCGTAATCAATATCGCCGGCGAAGGCCATGTTAAGGGACTCGGTGTAGACGGCGCGGAGGAATGAGATTTCCCAGGGCTCCAGTTCTTCTTCGAAGAAGTCCTCGAACTCCTCGTCGCCGCAAAGAGGCTTGGGGGCGGGCAAGCCCGGTCGGGTGAAACCGTTGGGGAGATAGCCGTTCGCCTTCGCCAGCGAAAGGCCGCGGCCGTACTCGCTGAGCTTGCCGAAAGCGATCTTCTTCTCTTCCCCCTGTTCCATCGAAGATACCGCCTCGTAGATGAGGGTGGAGACCTTGCGGGAGTCAACCTTGGGCCACCGGCCGATCATATCCCTCAATATTCCATTGCCAAGGGAATTGAGGGTCTTGGCCTCGCAGTTGCCCGGGAGGCGTTCTTTCATTTCCTCGGCGATCTTGCGATTAAAAGCTAGGCACAAAATGAGGGTCTTTGATAGCTCCTGGGCGATGAGGACGAGGGTGCTAGTCTTGGCCGCGCCGGCGAGGGCACTGATGATGAGGTTGTCAGAGGACTCGCGGGCGGCAGCGGTAATGGCAAGCTGTTCTTCGGTAGGCTGGAAATCAGGCATGTCCTGGGACCTCTTCAAGGGCGCGAAGTTGTTGGGCAAGGGAGTTGATGTTTTGTTTGACGTAGGGGAGATCCTTGTAACGGTATTCTCTGCGCCAGGAGTCTTGATCGAATAAGTCTTTAAAGACATCCTGCGGGGAAAGATCGAGATAGTGGCTGCAGTCGAAGCCGTACCAGAACCAGCCTTTGTCTTCCTCGTTCATCCAAGGGGCTTTGTTTTGGTTCCAGGTGATACCGCCGTGGCACTCAAGATTGTCGTTGGGGACCATTGGATGGGATGCTGGTACGCGGATATAACCGCACCAAGCTTTGGAATAGTTCCGGCGGGCGCAGCAAAGATAGCCCTCGATTGTGTCCTCCCAAATGTCGGGCTCATTCCAGAAGGCTTTGATGGAAAGGTATTCGTTGGATGTGTAATAATCGGTCATCTTGTGTTTCTTTCCAAAGTGAGGATCTGTTCGGGGGTCTCTTGAACCTGGATGCAGCTACCATCGGGGTGGGAAGCGATAAAGCTGACGTAAGTCATCGCTTCAAATCTTTCTTCTTGGGGAAGAGCTTTTTCTTCCGGAGTTCTTCCCTTATATCCTACTCCTACGTCTAGATCCGTAACCAGGTCTATATTAATCCAGACGGGCTTGCCGTGAACGGTTGAATTTGTACTGTTATACTTTGTAAGTTTTAGAAACCTCATTTGTCAATCCTCTCATTTCTTAGGTTGGTTTCCAACTCCCGGGCCAATCTCAATATCTCCTTGGCCAAGGATTTGGCGGTGGCGCTGGTGGTGTCGGCGGAGTAGATGGCTGCACACTGTTTTTGCATCATCGTGGCATGGCCGATGAAGCTATTGTGTTGCCAGAGTTTTTGGGTTCTTTTGCTCACAATGCCAACTTCTTTTGTTCCGCTAAAGTACGAAAAATCATTTCGACTTTAACAATCTCCAACTCGCCTTTGACGCGCGGGATTTCGGGAGTCTCGTAGATTATACCGCTTACATAGTCGTAAACGGGCTCTTCCCAACCCCCGCCAGATTCTATATTATATTTTGCTCGTCCTTTGTACCAATGCTGCCGAGAAGACTCGGCGGCTTTAATACTATGGAATAGTCGCGGAACGAGCGGTTGAATCGTATATTCGGAAGTTGGTTCCCACCAGGTTGATCCGTCGCCCGGGGGAAGAAACTGGCCAGTGGCGATGTGCCGAATTGCGTAAGCTTTCATTGTTCTCACCACGAAATATGCTTGATGGTTACGGTCTTGCGGCCCTGCTTTGCGGCTAGGGCCTTGGCGCGGAACTTCGCAGCCCGCTCAAGGTTGGTGTGGCGCAGGTCCTTGGGGCCGAAGTGGGCGCTGAACAGCGCTTCCGCTGCTTTTTTGATGAAGAACTTGGGGCTGTTGACGTAGGTCTCAATTCCCTTCATCCCGTTGATGCGATTGGGCTGGCAGCGCACGATGAGATCGCGAATTGCGTGCATCTTTCTTCTCCTGTTTGCGTTGATGGTCGAGGTCGAGGCCCGCGTCGATTTCACCCAGTATAATATCTGCCTCACGTAAACGAGACTGGGCGACGAGTTTGCGGGCCTCGCGAAGCTTGGTGCGGAGGCCCTTCATTTCCTTTCATTCCAATTTTTAACCAGAATTTCCATTCGCTCTACGTTGGAATAATCTGGTGTATCGGCGCGACAAATCATCATGTCCGCATGACAATCTATACAATAAATTGCTGCTGCGGTATCTAATTTCCCGCTTGGGAACATACAGTAGGCTCGTTCGAAATCCTGTTCGGCTTCTCCTCCGCAAAATGGACAAGGTTTCATAGTCCGCTCCACCGCTCATAGCTCACACCCCGCTTCTTCGAGGTGCCGACGGATGTAAGTGTAACACTGACATTGGCTTCACACCAGCGAAGTCCGGCTTCAAAGGCCATGAAAAGTTGAGCTGCTTCATTGATGGTCTTGACGTTAAGTTCAACGCCATAGCTAACGGTGCGGTCTGAGGAGCCGACGGCTTCGTATTCGAGGTAGATCATAGAAAGTCTCCTTTGCTAAGCCGGTAGATGAAATCTAGCGCGGCGAGGATGAAGATGAGGATGACGCACATGGCAAGGCCGAGGCCCGCCCCGGCGATGATGAGGAGGTAA